GCATCCGCTCGATGATGTCCGGTCGGCCATACGAGGAGGAAAGCAAGACCGTCGAGGACTTCGCCAAGCGGGCGACTGCCGGCAATCCGACGCTCTCGACCACAGGCGAGCTTGCCGGTGGAGTTACGGCAATGGCTCCGCTCGGTGCCTTCGGTGTGGGGCGAGCTGCGCTCGGTGCGGCTGGTAACATCCCGACGCGCATCGGCGCGAGCACGCTCTTCAACACTGCGCTCGGTGCTGCTGATGCCGCAGCTCGCGGGCAAGACCCGGAAGCCGGTGCAACGGCTGGCGGCATCATCGGAGCTGCGGTGCCGGGAGTGGCGGGCTTCATGCGCGGCGTTGCATCGCCGTTTGCCAACCGGCCCGCAGCTCGTCAGGCGGGCCTGGATGTGCTGGAGCGCGCGGGCGTTCCGCTGCGAGCTGGTGATGTCACCGGCAGCAGCACGGTGCGCAATTTTGAGAACGCAATGCGCGACTATCCCTTCATCGGGCCGCGCACCAGGGCGCTAAAGGACGAGCAAGACCTCGCCTACACATCCGCCGTTCTGCGGCGAGCTGGTCTGCCGGTCCCCGCCGAGGGCACGCTGGTGCGGGCGACTGCGCCAGGACAGCCGGGAACACTCGCGGAGCAGCGCACTGCGCTCGATCAAGTGTTTAACGACATCACGTCGCGCACTCGCGTGAACACCAACACGCCAGACTTCACCAACGCGATCAACACCAACGAGCGCCAGTACCTGGGAAAGCTGCCGACAGAAGACAACCGCATCTTCGGCTCCGTCATGGATGACATCCGCGGGAATGCGCAGAACGGCATCTCTGGTAGGGAGTATCAAGACCTCCGCACTTTCATCCGGCAGCACGCCGATGCAGCCAGACGCGAAGGAGCAGACAGCCCTACCTCGCATGCGTTTCGTTCGCTGGGCACCGCTCTCGATCGAGCGTTCGAAGGCTCGGTGTCGCGCCAGGATGCGGTGGCGTTGCGCGAGGCGCAGCGGGCGTGGGGCAACATGCGTACGCTTGAGAACGCAATGGCGGGGGCTGGTGAGCGCACCGCGCAGGGCTACGTCAGTCCCAGTTCATTGAAGGCCGCCGTCCAGGCGCGAGCCGCAGGCGGCAAGTCAGGCTACTCGCGCGGCCAGGGTGATCTCACTGAACTGGCACACGCTGGCGAGGCCATCTTGAAGCCGCTGCCCGAGAGCGGAACGGGGCGACAAATCATCAGCCAGCATCTGATCGGCTCGCTGCTCGGTGGAGCCGCAGGAGGACAGTACGGCGGCTACGATCCGGTATCCGCGCTTACTGGCGCTCTAGCCGGTGGTATTGCCGGTCCCTATGCCTTTGGTCGCTTGCTGCAGTCTGCTCCAGGCCAAGCCTATCTCCGCAATCAGTATGTCACCACACCGGGCGCAGCAGCTGCGATCACCGGGCCACTGCACACGCTCTCGCGGCTGGGGGAATAAATGTCTGGCACGATCAACCTCGCATTCACCCAGCAGTTCGACATGGACGGCGTGCCGCTCAGTGGCGGTCTGCTGTACTTCTTCACCGCCGGCACGACGACGCCGCAGTCTGCATTCCAAGACACCGGCCTGACCGTTCCTCATCCCAATCCGATCGTGCTCGATGCCAGCGGTCGCGTGCCGATGTTCTATCTGGCTGACGGCTTCATCAAGATCAGGCTGACCGACGATAGCGGCGTGACTGTTATTGCCGCCGATCAGCTGCTGGTGATTGGTCCGTCAAGCGGCGGCGGCGGCGGTGGTGGTGGCAGCACTCCTGGCGACACCACTCAGTTCCTGGCTACGGGCGACATCAAGGCGCGCTACGACACGGGCGTCAAAGACGGCTTCGTGCGCTGCAACGGAAACACGATCGGCAACGTCGGATCGAGTGCGACTGAGCGCGCGGAAGCCGTGTGCCAACCATTGTTCGTACACCTGTGGAGCTTTCCCAATATCCTGCTCGATGGTTTTGCAAAGGGCGCGAATGCGCTCACCGACTTTACTAACGGCAGGAGGTTGATCCTCCCTGACTTGCGTGGCCGTGCCATCGCTGGCCTGGACGACATGGGTGCTACGGCTGCAAACCGGTTGAGCAGCACATATTTTGGTGCCTCGGGAATTACGCTTGGCAATGCTGGCGGCCTTGAAAATCATGCGCTGACAACCGCGCAACTAGCGTCTCACTCTCATGCGATAGGCGGTAATACCGGTAATCAAAGCGCCAACCATTTCCACAGCGGTAGTACAGACACAGATGGGGCACACAGCCACACTTATAATGAGTGGAACCCTGGAGCCGGTACTGGATCAACCCCAGTAACTGGCAACAGCGGCGCAAATGCTGGGGCTACTACGGGTGGCACCGGCATCCACGCCCATGCCTTCTCCACTGGCAACCAATCCGCAGATCACACGCATACACTGCCAGCAAACACGTCGGCCAATGGCAGCGGCTCCGCGCACAACAACGTGCAGCCAACCATGGTCCTGACTTTCTACATGAAGCTTTAGAAAACCTAACCAAACCTTCCCACACAACGCGAAGCAAGCCGCCCTCCGGGGCGGCTTTTTTATTGGGGCAATCATGCCGTTCTATACCGGCCACATCGCGGCTGCGAGCAACCGCGCCGATTTCCTGTTCGCCGTCGAGCTGATCGATCCCACGACCAACGACCATGTGGACTTCACGGGTGCGTCGATCACGGTCGCCATGCGTCCAGTGACCGGTGGGAACAGCTACAACACGGCGCGTCCGTCGCTAACCGGCACCAATCAGGATGGTCACATCACCGTCACCGGCCCTGGCAAGTTCGAGACGAGGTTCACGCGCAATGAGATGAGCCAGTTCTCTGCCGGCGATCTCGACATCGGCATCACGGTGCGATTGTCGGACGGCGTCACCTATCAGCTATTCGCTGGGCAGCTGCCTGTCGTGGATGGAGTAGTCGCGGCATGAGCCTCACGCCATATCCGACGCTGCGGCTCAAGCTCACGATGCCGCAGGCGCTCAAGCTGCAATTCCTGCCGGCTATTCCCGGCACCAACGCTGCTGCAGCTGCCGCGCGCGCCGAAGCTGCTGCTGCCGACGCTGAAGCTGCAGCCGCAGCCGCCACTGCGGCCACCGCCAACAAGGTGGACCGTAGCGGCGACGTGATGTCGGGCTTCCTGACGTTGAACGCCGATCCAACTGTGGATCTCCATGCGGCGACCAAGCAATACGTGGACGCGCACAGCAGCGGTGTTGCTGACGGCTCAATCACCAACGCCAAGCTGGCAAACATGCCGGCGTGGACGGTCAAGGTGCGCAATGCCGCCTCGGCCGGCGTGCCATCAGATGCGGCGCTGGCCAGCGTCACCAGCAAGACCCCCATATCCGGCGACTTTCTGTTTGGCTTCGCGTCGACCGGCGAGCTGCGCAAGTTCGATGTGGGCGCGCTGCCGAGCACCGGCACTGGCCTTACAGACGGCGACAAGGGCGACATCACCGTCTCGGGTTCTGGCGCAACATGGACAATCGACAACGACGCCGTCACTTACGCCAAGATCCAGAATGTAACCGCGACGGCGCGGTTTCTGGGTCGGTTCTCTGGCGGTGCGGGCGATGTCGAGGAAGGCACCGGCACGCAGGCGACGGCGCTGCTCGACCTGTTCACATCCGCATTGAAGGGACTGGTTCCAGCATCAGGTGGTGGAACAACTACATTCCTGCGCGCTGATGGAGCCTTTGCAACACCTCCCGGCGGTGGCGGCGGATTGTCGGATGCGTTCCAAGTTATCACTGATGGCACGACAAGCTCAGTCGCGGTTGGTGCTGGGACATTCAGGCTGCGGACGACCGCACCATTGACGGTAGCGACGCAGAACAACGACGCGACGTTTGGCGACAACGCGCTGTTCGCTTTGGCGAATGGCACCGCCCTTTCTGTGTTTGGCGTCACCGGCAATGCGAGCGCGCAGCGCGCTGACATCGCGGGTACGGTTGGCCAAGTGTTGCGTGTTTCGGGCACTACGCTGGCCTTCGGCTCAATCGATCTGTCAGCGGCGGCGACTGTCGGCACCAGCGATCTGGCGTTCGCTAACCTGGCGCAGGGCAGCGCGCGCAGCGTGCTCGGCGTCACCGGCAACGCAACTGCGGACGTTGCGAGCATCCAGGGCACAACGGATCAGGTGCTTCGCGTCAATGGCGCGGGCACGGCGCTGGCATTCGGCGCAATCGACCTGTCCAAGACGGCGGCTGTGACCGGCGTGCTGCAGGCGGCATCCTTCCCGACGTTGACCGGCGATGTGACGACGGCAGGCGGCGCGCTGGCTACCACCATCGCCAATGATGCTGTCACCTACGCCAAGATGCAGAACGTATCGGCGGTGTCGCTGTTGCTCGGGCGCGGCTCGGCGGCCGGTGCCGGTGATCCGCAAGAGATCACGCTCGGCACCAATCTGTCGATGTCGGGCACGACGCTCAATGCAACAGGCGGCGGGTCCGGTGGCTTGCTGGCCGTTCAGGTGTTCTCGACCGCTGGCAGCACGACCTATACGCCGACCAGCGGCATGGTGAACTGCATCATCGAATGTGTCGGTGCGGGTGGGGGCGGTGGCGGCAATGGTGTTTTAGCTAGTAACGTCAATGCTGGTGGCGGGGGCGGCTCCGGCGCTTATTCGCGCATATTCAAGACGGCCGCACAGATTGGCGCTTCGCAAAACGTCACGGTCGGCGCAAAGGGGACCGGTTCAAGCAACGCGAACGGCACCGCAGGCGGCGATACCTTTGTTGGTGCCAATCTAGCGGCGAGCCTGTGCGGAGCAAAAGGTGGCAGCGGTGGGGGGCGAGCTGCTAGCGGCGTAGCGCCAACAGCAGGAGCCGGGGGCTCGGCGGCTTCAGGAGTAGGCGATATCAAGGCTGGTGGAATGCCTGGAGGTCCGGGCTTTCAGGCCCCTGGAACCGGGGTAACGACAGTCAGCAGCGGTTTTGGCGGCACCAGTTATTTGGGCGGCGGTGGGTCGGGCGTTCCAAATCCGGGCGCAGGCGCGACTGCAGGCGGTGCTGCTTCGAGTTATGGCAGCGGCGGCGGCGGTTCTGCGGGCTACGACACGGGCAATGGCGCGGGCGGTGCAGGATCGGACGGCGTCGTGATTATCACCGAATACAAATAGGAGAAGTCTGAGATGGCACTCGATTATGCAGCGTCAGCGGAGCTGATGAAGAACCAGTCTTTCATCGACAGAGTGAAAGTCGCGTGTCTCAAGTACGCGGACTTCATCCTCAACGAGCAACCGAACGTGCCTGCACACTCAACCCGCATTCGCTGGGCGCAGACCACAACGGAAAGCCCGGATCATGCGGCGCAGACGCTCGCGCCGCCGGTCGTGATGGACGCCCAGATCCAACAAGACGGTGCCGCCGTCACCGATGCGGCACTCCAGACCAGTGTGGAAACCACCATCAATCGACTGATGTGATGACCCGCGAGCGGTGGATGGCGCTGGCTGTCGGTCTGATTACCATCATCCTCACGCTAATTGTGCTTGCGCTATTTGAACAGCGTGAGGCGTCTTCCAGAGTGCCATTTGATTGCTTCGATCCCACCGAGCGCGAGCGCGTGCGTGAGATTTCGCTCAAGGGCATTGATGACGGGTTGCAGCAAGCAATTTCCCATCTGTACAGCATCTGGCAGAAAGACCCTGACAGCGACCAACCGAAGCGCGCTCAAGTGGGCGTGGCGAACGCGATCAATGCGCATGCGCGTGCGCGCAGGTTCACGCTCAATTGGATGCCGCCAACCTGCCCCCCGGAGAAAGCACCATGAAGGTCTGCATTAGCAGCGGCCACGGCAAATATATTCGTGGCGCATCCGGCTCACCTATTCCGCCCTGCATGGATGAGGTCGATGAGGCGCGAAAGATCACCGACGAAACGGCTGCGCGGTTGCGCATGCTCGGTGTTGATACGGAAGTATTCCACGACAACACGTCGCGCGATCAGGGCACGAACCTGTCGACAATCGTAAACTGGCACAACGCGCAGGGTGATCATGATTACGATCTCTCGGTCCATCTGAACTGCTACAACGGCACTGCGCATGGTTGCGAGGTGCTATATGTTTCAGAGGCGGGCAAGGTGCTCGCGAAGAAAATAGTGGATGCGATATGTACCGTTTCTGGACTGACCAATCGTGGAGCCAAACACCGATCAGACCTCAAATTCCTGAACTCAACGCGCGAGGTCAGCGCCCTCCTAGAGGTCGTGTTCTGCGACAATCCAAGCGACTGCAATATCTTGCGCTCGCGCTTTATCGACATCTGTTCCGCAATCGCCGCCGCCGTCGCTGGTGAGGATGTGCAGCCAGGACCGGAGCCGGAACCACCGGGTGACGTACTGTTCTATGCCGAGGGTACTTGCAGCTGGTTTGGCGGTCCCGATGATAGCGGGGTATCTAGCGCGGAAGGATTAGCTTTCATCTACAACTATGACGAAGCGCGTTACCTATTTCTGCCGCAGCAACCGCACGGGACGACCGGGCTTGCCCGCAGATTGGACCCCGGCGTGTTCTACATCGCTTGCAGATGGGATTACGACGTGACCGACAAGGAGATGCTGCGCGACAGTGGGCAGATGGCACTGGTCACCGCCAAGAAGACTGGCATTGCGCGGCTGGCGCATCCGGCCGATTGGGGGCCACACGAAGAACAGACCGGGCGAGCTGCTGATCTCTCACCCGGCCTGATGGACAATCTCGGCATCGAAACCGACGACGAGATCGAGGTTATTTACCCGTACCTTCCTTGATGCGCAGATGCTCGGGGATAGGCCCCTGCGTCACGACACGCGGCATCTTTTCCGGTGTGTCTTGTTGCAGCTGGTGGACGCGCTCGCGCGCCACCGGCATGAATTTTTTCTTCTCCTCCAAAAACACGGTACGCACCTCCTCCACCATGTTCAGCAGCTGATCGAGCCACGCAACGTGCTCGTAGGTTTCCTGCTGCTGCGTGTACCGTAGGTCATCGCCCCGTAAGCGGGCGTTCTCGGCCATCCGCTGCAATCCCAAAACTAACTCCGTCAATCTATCGGCCATTGCTTCCCGCCTCCTCTGCTGCCTCTGCTAGCTCTGCTTCCTCTTCCGCAAGCCGTATGTTCTCTTCGGCTTGGTCTACAAGTTCGTTGATCTCGTCACGTATCTTGTTGATCTCAGCTTGCTGCTGCCGTGTGCGGCTTCCCCAGAACTTGTGCATCTGCTCTTTGCCGCGCCGCGCTGCTTCGCGTGCCATATCCAAGTTAGAGAGCGCCGCCCCGCCCAAGGGGGTGCCAGCAGGCGGGGCGGCATCCACCGCTCCCGGTGATGCGGCTTGGTCCGGGGCAGTGGTTTCGATTACTTCACCAGTTTCACGATCGATGTGGGTGCCGGTTGAAAGCTCGGCGGGCCGCATAACGCTTTTCACTTCCGGCGGCGGCTTTGCGCTTGGAATAGTCTCGGCCTCTGTCTCATCAAGCATGCCCAGCCCGCTGATCGAAAGCGTCACCCGGCGCTTTGCCTTGGTGACGGCTTTCATGATCGTGTTGGCGCGCACGTCACCGCGCATGTTCTCTGGGAAGCTTACGACGCCGAGGTCTTCGTCTATGCGCCCGGTCACGTCCTTGGCGCGCACATGGACCGATAGCAATCCATCCGACACATCCTGAGAAACGATCTCGATGTTGATGCCATTCATTTTCCGCAATTGATCGGCAGCGTCGCGGCGTGCGTAGAGTGTGAGTTTGCCTTGTAGTTCGATGTATTCGAACGGTCGCGTAAGCGGGTTCAGTCCAACGGATTTGCAAGTTTCGTTGTAGTACTGAACCCGCTCTTCCGGCGTCAGCTTTTTCAAGTCACCCTTGATGATGACTGCTTCCATGATGTCGCCGAGCGGCGTCGTCTTCGCTGGTAGTGCCATTGTCGCTTTCCTCTAATTTGAAAACACTGATTGTGCTTGCGGTCAGCGGCCGATTAGGTTTGCCATCGGGCCGCAGCGGTTTGACGGTTGATGTCGTGCGCCAGAACTCCATTGCGTCGCGCAGTGTCTTGAAGCTCTTTGCCATCTCCACATCCCAGGTGAACTCACCGAAGCCGTTGCCACCGAAGGCATCGAAATCGAAGCTCAGAAGGAATTGGCCTTCGATCTCAGGTGGCGTTATCGCTTGGATCACGTATTTCATTCCTTCAGCTCCCGAAGCGAGAGATGACCGAGCCGATTGCGCGTGATCGTTACGCCGTAGCCGAAGCATCGCTTCGCGTCGGGCGGCACCAGCGATTTGAGTATCTTCGCGGCATCATCGAATGCGGCGGCGCTGTCGCGCAGCTGCAGCCAGATGTCGGCTTGGTGTGCAAATTCGTTATTGCCGGCCATGTCGACAACTCGCGTCGCATCGACCGGCAATGGCACCATCGGCAGATCGACTGGCGGCGTGCGATTGCGAACGTGCTGGATGAATTGATGCCCACGCTCAAGCAGCAGGCCGGCGTAGTCGGCGTCGCGTTGGACGTAGTCCATGACAGGTTCAGCTGCGCCCAGGACCGCGCTGAACGCGCACTGGTCCGCGCCAGTGATCTCCATGATCCACTGCACTTGCGGTGCGTAGCGATCCAAGATGACCGGGACGAATGGTTCGTTGCCGTTCGTCCATTTCACCTCGATGGGGCAAGCGAGTTCTTTGATCCAGCCGTCGAGCGTACACATCGCCCAGTCGTATCGGTAATGCGCGACGCTATCGCCGCGACGAACGATCGATTGCTGCTCCTCGACCTCGATCCAGTTCAGGTGCATCTGCTCGGTGTGCGTGCCGCGATAGACCGGCCACTTGCGGCTGAGATCGTCGGGCTCCTTTTCGCCGATCTTCTCCCGCCATAGCTTGTCGATCTTCACCCGATCGCCGCCGACGATGATCCCGATATCGGAACCACCGATCTTGCCTGCGCGTGCGGCGATCTGCGCTGCGTTGAGCATCTGCATCCCCTTGTCAAATCAGAGGGGAGGATACAGTTTGGCTGTAGTAAATCAAGGAGCCTACAGGCAGGCGATAGGCGGCGACAGAAAAAGGCCAAGAATTGTTTCTACAGGGGGGGTGTGCGTTTTTGTGGCTGTACGGAAACCTGGAAGTTGTGGATAATTCTAAGGACAAACAGTCG